GGCTTGACCTATATAAAATAAATGAGGCATATCTGTCTCAAGAGTTGTTATATCTGTTACGCCGTCGTGTTTATGTCGAACGACTCCTACAGACCATTGGGTAAGAAAATCGCCTATAGCGTCTTCAGCTGCGTTAATGTATTCGTCTAAAGCTGCATCATTGTAAAGAGAATTATTAACACCGAGAACGGCTCTTAGTTGAGCTGCTGAAACTATTACTGGCATTTAATATCCTCTCTTGTTTGGGTGAGGGTAGCACAGGGGCGAACTACCCTCACGATCAAATTGTTCTGGTTATGCAACCATGAACTTGTAAGCGCCAGCTGCAACTTTGGTCGCGATTGCGCCATAGCCGTAGTAAGCTACTTCGATTTGTCCTGTACCGATTACGTTTGTGCGTAATGCGAGACGTGAACTTTCGTACCATGTGTAGCTCTCTGGGTTAATAATTACCATTGAGTCGTCGCCAACTCCAGATAGATTACGTGATACATATAGGTTTAATCCTGCTACGTTTCCTTGTAGTGATTGTGGTGAAACTGCGCCAGCTGCATTTGAAGGATTTAATGCGTTATAAATTGGTCGTCCTGCGTCGTTTAGACCCATGATTTTTGACCAAGCTGCAGGAGATACAACTAAGGATTGTGCAAAGCCTAGAGATGCAGAATAAATACTTCCCGCTCCGTCAGCTGCAAAGCCTAGTAAACCTGATGCGTCAAAAGTACGGTTTCCACCGTCAGTAGCGCCAGTAGTTAATGCTGTTGCTACTGCTCCGTCTGTTGATAAAGCGTATGCGTATTCCATTTGACGAACTAGTTCGTCATAGAACGCTGGAGAACTCCTATCTAAAAGCTCCCAACTAAAGGTCTGTTGTCCTGAATATTTTGATACAGACACAGATAAGAAAGAGTTAGTCATACCTGTTTCAGATAGTGCGCCACCTTCGGCTTCTACTGTAACTGTAGGTACGGCTGAAATTTTAGGAATTTCAAAACTCATGCCTGCAGCTGGTAAAGAACCTTTAGAAACTGCATCAATAGCGCCACGGTGTGCGTTGCTTAATGGGTTAATGATTTCGGTGCTTTGTGGTGTTGGAATTAATCCAGCGTTATTTGAGGTGGTGTCGTCAGCTGCACGTACGTATTGACGTGAGTCTTCGTCGCCTAAAGCTGCTTTAATATTGTGTTCCAAGTATGAGGCTTTGGAAACGATTGGGCTTCGTGGTGCTGTGAAGATTTGTGGCATAACTTTACGTTCTGCAGCTTCTACGGCTGGAACTGGAGTTTCTACTACAGTTTCTTCTTTTACTTCTGGAGTTACTTCGTTTGACACGATAGTAGCCTCGCTTTCTTGTGGTTGTGAAGCGTCTGCGCTTGCAGCTACTTCGGTTATTTGTGCGTTCTCGCCAAACGCTGGAAAAGTAACGTGTGACACTTCTCTTAATGTGGAAGCGTTTACTATTACTTGTTCACCTTTGGTTACGTAGTCGTCAATAGTTGCACCGATTGAGAAACCTGTGCGTAAGCCTTCTTGGGCTTCTGCTAATGCGTCGTCTCCTGCGTTGGTTCTTGCTATTTTGAAAGTTCCGATAATTCCTTTGTCGGTCTCTTCATATTGTTTTAGTTTTCCAATTGGTCTTGTCATGTCATGCTCAGTAAAGAGTTTTATTCCTTCACCAATTTTTAGCGAGCCGTTATTAAATACAACGTCTCCCATATTTGTGTGACCTACTTGACCGAAAGGTACAATAACTCCGGTTAGTTCTCTTTTGGAAGAACTAGCTGAGATAATGTCAGTAGAAAATTTAATTTCCATTGTTTACAAGATCCTCTCGTTCTCTCGCTTCTTCCACGGTCATTACACCTAGTGGAATAAGTTTTGTGTATATGTCTGCGCGTTCAATACTTGACGGCAAATAAAAGGTGTCTAAGTCAAAGCGTACAAAAGAGCCTCTAGGTGTTATGCCAATATCTGATAGGCGTTGTTCTATTGCTGTCATGATTGGTTTACATGAAAAATCGATTAGGCTTCTGCGTTCTTGAATAGTGTTGCTATATGTCATTGATGTAGTTTGTGCGCCAAGATAATATTGTGGAATATTCATAGCTCTTGCTAAATCTCCCACTATTGATTCTCTAGCTGCGTTTAAGGTTAATTGTTCTGGACTGAAACCTATGCTTTGAAAATCTATAGTGTCGTTTATAAATGCTGTGCCACGTGTTTGTCTTGCTTGTTTCCAAGAGTCAAGTAGTGCTCTTACTCTTTCGGGTGGAAGAGGCAGATTAGATTTTAGTACTACATTTGGAGTAGGTTCGTCTGCAAATCTTTTAACTGCCTTTTCCAAGGCTATCGCTGTTTGGATAACTCTAGAGCTTCTAAATAAAACTCCTTCGTCTAGTCCGGTGAAAGGTATTAGACTTCCTAGTCCAGAGTTTGGTACTCGGTTTCCGTCTATTGAATATCCGACTACGTTTATAGCTGCGTTGTCTAAAGTTTTTGTCACTCTGCTAACTGAAATCCACTCAGCGCTAAGAGGTCGTCCCTCTGTTCCTATTTCAAGTATTCTTAAATA